TCAATAATTGTTTGGTATCTAGGATCGTTTCCTATCATCTCATTCCTCTCTTAATTAAGGCTTCTTGTATGTCACCTTCGTTTTTTATTTTTTCTCTTTCAATGTCAGCCATAATCTTTTCTCTCTTCAGAGCGATATCAGCTTCTAATTTTTGTTGTTGTAGTTGAATGTTTGCCATTGCTTTTTGACGTTCTAATTCAAGTTCTTGCATTGCCACACCCACTAATGGATTTTGTTCTGGTTGTTTAGGTGGTGGTGGTGGTACGTTAGCAGGATTGATGAAGAACTGTTCTGGTGATTTATAACCCGCAACTTCGACAATCTTAGAAATAGTATTGTAGATTTTGTTTGCATCTACTAATGTACCCATTCCCCCCGCTTGAATTAATTTTTCTTGGATTGCTAATATCTGAGCCAAAGCAGCATATCGTTGTTCGGGATCAGCATTACCTAATCCTACAGTAATCGTTAAGTCCATGTTAGATACCCATGAACGAGGATCAACAGGAATATATTTTCCTCTCAGTCTCACAATACGAGCAGCATCTTGATACTTCACTACATTAGCATAGATCAGTTTAAACATATCTTTAACACCCGTCTCAGCAAAGACACGTGCAATCATTTCAATACGCTGGGTTGCAGCGTTCATTAAGGCTCTTGTTGAAGCAGCAGTGGTATGTGACTTTTGAATTAAGTCTGGATCTGCACCCATTTGTGTTCTACTAACACCAGTGCGTTGTTCTTTAATTTGATCGACTTTTTCCATCATGCTTAAACCTTGGTTTAAGAAGTTAGGAGTAGGAAAAGGTTGAACTGCATTAGGTGATTTGACACGAACAATACCACCAGGTCGAGAAGTCAGTAAGTCGTCTAAGTTAACTTGTCCATCCGTTACAATAGTACGGGCATTGTTTTGTAAGTACATATTGTCGAGTGTTTGTCTTAACACTGTGGTTTTAATTAACTGTAAATCTGCTGTTAAATCAGTAAGGGATAAACCAAAGAATCGATGTGGCATCGGAATTGGAGTGAGAGTTGCAAAAGGAATGTGGTCGATTTCTTCGTTGTCTAAAATCTCATAACCTTGACCAGCCACTGTAATCTTTCTTAACTCAGCAACACCATCATCATCAGAATCCACTCGCATATAACATTCCGTCACCATGACCTCTTCCATTGTCGGATCGGCACTACTCTGTTCATAAGGAGCTTGATCGTCATAAATTCTTCTTGAAGTTTTTTCTTCGTTGTAAACTTGTTCATCAAACGCAGGTAAAGACATCACCACATCACGATCAAAACCTTCTCTTACTAATTGTGATCTTGTCTTAGTCACACGATGTCCAATGAAATCTGCTGTTTGTAAATCTTTTGCTTCTCTCGAGATGAGCATCTCTTCGGGGGGTACGTTTTCTATTTGAACTTTACCGACAGTCTTTTTTCTCTTGACTTCACAATCATAGAATATTTGTTGAGAGAGTTGGGGGTTGCCCATCTCATCCATGACTTCTTCTTCCATGATGTTTTCTGTTTTAGAAATTAACTCTACTTCATCATTGGCAAGAAGAGATTGATATTCGATCTCTGTTAAATTTTCGTATGTTTCTTTTTTCTCTTCAATGGCTTCATTCCAAAAGACTTTGATAAAACCATTTTTTTGAATAAGAGCATCTTTAAACCAAGTATGCAATGTCATAAAACCAGGATTATCTTTCATTAAGATATGGTTACAATAATCGGTAGCTTGTTCTGCTGTTTCGATATCTTCAGGGCCGACAGGTGTAAACTCAACAATCGATTCACCCGCAGTAAAAATTCTCATTAAAGAAGGCAGCACACTTTCAACAACTTCTAAGGTGTCTTGAGAAGTAACTTGAGATCGACCTTCGACTTCATTACCATAAGGTTCACCTAAGTAATATTCTAAAAACTTTCTTCTTTGTTCGGTAAGTTTGCCACCATAATATCCCAAAGAGTTATCGATCTCTTGGGAGATCATCGCTTTTAATTTAAATTCATCCATTATACAATTCCTATAGATTTATATTCGATCTTTCTGCTCCATTGTTTTGTTTCGTTTAAACCGACTGCCATATAACGAAAAGCATCTGCTGCGTGAGATGTCCAATCGTGTTGCGGTCTGTTTTTTGTTTCACCTTTATCGTTTGTTGCCCATCGATATTGTCTCAAGGCATCTAATCCATCTTTTGTTGTTTCGTAATTAAAGTAACATCTAGATAATATCATACGTACTGCATTAATTCCGTCATCCACCGACATTTTCGGTACAACGGATGTCGTGAGTCCGAGTGATTGAGCTATCTCTAATCTTGATTTTCCTGTTCCGAGTTCTCTTACAGAGGCATCGTGAGGGAAATAATGGGTATCATAGTTATATCCCTTGTCTCTAATAATTGTTGCATAATATTCTAGACTTTCTCCCGAGTCCTCAAAATAGTCAATAATGTGTATCGCATGGCCCTTTTGTTGAACGAACCAAATTGCTGTTTTATCAGCCATCCCCAAATCCCAAAAAGTATCAACAGGTAAAGTGCTATCATAGGGTATTTTTGTTACTCTTCCTTCATCGTCACATTTGCCTAATCCTTGAGAGTAAATCGCTCCTATGGCATTAGATTCAAAACTACATTCATATTCTGCCTCATAGATCTCGGGTGGCATCATCTTCTTTGCTTCTTCTAGTTCAGAAGGCTTAATAATTCCTGTCTCAGAGGCTTTGTAAAGACCAGTAAACCACCCATCAGTGTGTTTTCCATGATCGTATAACTGGTAAAAAGCATTATGGCCTGTGGGTGTACCAATCGCAATCATCCAACCTTCTCTATCGGATAAGGCAGGTCTAATCACTTCAGTCCAGATCTTCGGTGGCATTTGGGCCACCTCGTCTAGTATAACACCATCGATATAGAGTCCTTTCAAGGTATTTGGTCTTTCACAACCTAATAACTGGATTCTTCCCCCATTCGGTAAATCGGCCCTTAATTCGGTCTCGTGGTACTCCATATTCGGTAACACAGAGGTATAATACTTGAGATAATCCCAAGCGATTCTTTTGGCCATACTGTACGTAGGAGCAATATAATAATATCGAGGTCTGGGAAGTGGATTTTGGAGACACTTCTTGATCAGTTCATTAATGGTGAGAACTGTCTTTCCAAATCTTCGATGACAAACTAAAACATTAAATCGTTGCATCCCCTGATGAATTTGTTGTTGCAGTTCACGAGGCTTATACGGGATTGTTATTTTTTTCACTTGGAGTCTAGATAATCATTAATTCGGTCTATATCTCTTCCTTTGACCTGTCCTCTTCCTTTGGTATCAGAGGTTGATTGTCTGATGGCTACATCCTCAAAATAGTTCAAAATTGTTTTCTTCTTTTCTGTTTTCTTTGCTGTTTTCTTTGTTTTTTTCATAATGTTTTCCACATACAAAATAGTATGCTCCTTTGTCGTTGATACCAAAACTACCATATTGATCGCAAATATGACACCTTCGGTACTTGATTTGTTCTTCGTGATTCCAATTAAAGACTTGGTGACTATTATATCGTTTCAAAATACCCCCAAAAATCCATTTTAAAGACCATACAGCTATATCTTACCAAAATCCGTAGAGAATTACTACCCCGCTATTTTAGAACCCTCTATCAAGAGCTAGTGCTTAAAACCCGTAGAGGATTGGTTTTGTGTTGAATTGGGATGTATAGCTATAATTATTACCAATATGGGGGTGTTTAGGCCTTTTGTTCGTAGTTTGTATTTGTTGCATAATAGCCATTATAGGAACTAGGGTTATATTTAACTATATTTTAGCTATATTGAGGGAATATATAGGGCTTCTTTGATAACTCTTATAGAGTTTTATGTCTATATTTGAGTTTAATATATAACCTAAACTATTTTTATTTAATATCAATAACTTTCTCAAATACCTGGATTAAGACCTCAATCTATTTATATCTATATCTCTATTACTTCTCTATCTGTTTATATTAATTGTATATTCTTTTATGTATGTTTTTGTAATATTTGGAATGGAACAAACAAAGACTATTTTGATAGTTCTTTCTATATCTCTAATAAAAGATCTACCACCGCCAACCAGCTATTATTAATAGATAATTAGGTGCAACAGTTTGATACATTTTTTTATTTATTTTTTTTTAAAATTATGGTTTAATCCTAATTGAAAGAGAGAAATAACAAATGAGAATAAAACTCCATAATCAAGATCTTAAATGGATAAGACAAGCTCTTCAAAGAGAATATGCTTACTATTTAAAGAACTACGGAAATGAAAAGTATAATTCATATACAGATCAAGTACATAAATTATTTTCTCAGTTCCATACTCTTAATAATAGAGTGAATAGCTCGGAAGTAGTAATCATAAATAATTAAGTTTAAACAAAAGCTCTTCAGCGGGCTTTTGCTTAGGCTTATAACCTGAGAGAAAGAGAAATAAGAAATGAGTAATACTACTAGATTTATTGCACTAGAAAAAATTAGTGATAATAAATACAAAACAAAGAATAACGTTGTTTTTAACGTTGTTCAAAGCCCTGACAATTTAAATGTTCTTAGCTGGGAAAATTCTCCCGTTGTTGCTATGACATCTCAACCGCTTAATAGATGTCGTATCAGAAATATTGACGGGCTTTTATGTTTGGTAATAGATGATAAGAACTATGAAAATTGTAATTACAATCGTAGTTTGTTATCTTATCATTATTCTGATGACATGATTATTCAACAAGATCATTTATTAAATGAGGCGTTAAAACCAGATTTATTAAATTTATAAGTTTAAATGATAGCTCTTTCAATAGGGCTATCACTTAGGCTTATAGCTTAAGAGAATGAGAGAAATAACATG